GGTCAGTCATCCACTTTGGTAGCTTGTCTATAATGTACCGACATCTCTCAAAGTGTGAGTCCATATCACCGAGCTTATCAACCAACTCCTCTTTGCGAGAACCAAGAAGAAACGACTCATCAAAAAATAACCACCTATACACAAACACAGCGAGCGTCATCCACGTGACTCCCATGTCGCGGGATTTCTCAGTGAGAGATGATGTGCCTGAGACAATATCTGAATTTAAGTTTGTAACGTAAGTCTGCTGGTAGTCCCAAAGAAGAAACGGCAGGTCTTTAGTTTCTCTGCGTGGGTCGTAGGTAAGAGCGAAGTAAGTGAAGAAGTTTACTATGTTGCGTTTACAAAGCTCAATAGCGGCGACTTGTTTTTGAATATCACCTTCACAGTTCTGCTTAATTTGAACTCGTTGGATTAAGTTGTCTTTGAGTGTCGACTCCATTAGTTCTCCCAAGTAAAGTTGAGATTAGCTCACTCTCGGATTTATCTGTGAGTTGAATAGTTGTGTAGTGATAATGTTTGTCACCACTGTTGTCATTCTTAACTTCCATCGGAATCATCTTGTTGACTAAAGCAAGAGCAATATCAATCTTTCGCATCTTTAAATCTTCAGAGGTGGAAAGTAATGCGTGTTTTAAAACTGGAATAGCTAAATCCCAAAGCTCTCTTGATTGAATTTCTTTATCCCAGGATTTACGTCCAGAGTTTTTATTGCCAGCCATTATTAAAATCCTCTAAAACTTTTTATTGCATATAGTTGCAACTATTTAAAATTAACACCGACGAGGAAAAATAAAAAGAGGCTTCAGCACACTGTTCGAATTTTTTATTTTCGCAATTTTGTTCGACACGGCTTTAGCCTCCAAGTTACTTATATCACATATGCTTTTTATGTAAACAATTTTTTTAATTAAATTAACTATTTACATTTAGAAAATTTATGGTATAATTTATTTCATGGCACATATTAACATTAACTTAATCGAGAAGTCAAGAAAAGAAAAATCACTTTCACAGTTAAAGCTTGCGTCACTCCTTGGCATCTCACCTGGACACTACACACTTATCAAGCAAGGTAAGCGCTATTTTACATTGAGACACATTGAGATTCTCTGGCGTGAGCTAGGCTTAGAGCTAACTAACCTCATTGTCATGGACAATATCAGAAGATAGTTATTTACATTTCTTTAATTTGTGATAGAATATATTTTATGAAACACGGCGGACGAAGAAGGATAACTGAAAATGAAACAAAAAGAAAATAGCTGCCGAGAAAGTATTCTCGGTATTTTTTTTATCCCCAGTCTAAAATCTGATGTCCGCCGACAACGAAAAGGTTATCCTTCGGTCAGAATCTGGGGATATTTTATTTTAAGGTAATATGCCAAGACGCTTTACAACCAGTGATAAATGGGATGATGAGTGGTATCGCTCGTTAATTCCTGCTTATAAGTGTGCCTGGGAGTTCCTCATAACAAAGTGTGATATGTCTGGGGTATGGAAACCAGACTTTTCATTACTAAGCTTTTACATCGGTGAAAAGGTTACTACTGACTTACTCACTTCTCTTAATAATAACAAGGAACGCATAAACTTACTTAAGAATGGCTACTGGCAGATAGTTGACTTTATAAACTTCCAACAGAATGGTAAGTATAACCCAAGAAACAGAGCTCACATTGGTATTCTGCGGTGTATAAAGAACCATATTACTAATGGATATATTATTGATAAAAGGTTTATTGATACATCCTTAGATACATCCTTAGATACATCCTCTATTAGTATAAGTATAAGTAATAGTATAAGTAAGAGTAAAAATACTAAAAGCATACCTAAGAAGATAAAATATCTTGATTGTGTCTATCTCTCTGATGTTGAATATGCTAAGCTGTTAGCCCAGTTTGGTGAAGATGGTGTTAAAGAGCGCATAGACAACTTAAACATGGGCATCATGAGTAAGGGTTACAAATACAAGAGCCACTACCACACAATACTATCTTGGGAGAGGAAAAATGAACCTAAAAGAGAGCCTACAAGAAAATTCGCAAATTGACTTAGCTTGGCTAAGCACAGAGTCAAGGGATTTAAAAGAATCTTTAATATACTTCGAAGGTCTCCAAGAGAGGGAAGCATACAGAACCAATGCTAACAGACAAGTTACTGCAGATATAATCAATACACTTAAACAAAACCTCAACATTATACAGGTGGAATATGGCAGAAGAATTAAAAATAAAGAACTTAAGTGATTTCTGTAATGCCACAAGAGAGTCTCTTTTAAGGCAAGCAAATGAGCCAGAACTTTCATTTCCAAAGCTTAAAACCTTGAATGACAAAATGTGGGGATTACAAAGGTCTTGGCTTACAATTATTGGAGCTAGACCAAGTAATGGAAAAACTGCTTTGGCTTTGTTTCTTGCTTACGAACTGGCTAAAGATGGAAAAAAAGTTCTATTCTTATCTCTTGAGATGACAATACCAAGGCTTCTTAGAAGATTATTTTGTATGGAGTATGGCATAAACAACCTTGACCTTAGGACAGACACTTTCAAGAACAGCCAAAGTATGCAGCAACAGTTCAAAGATTTTCAAAATAAACTATATGGGCTTAGCTTCGTAGCCTCAGATTTGATTGGCAAAAAGTCGGTTGATTTGGAGGAGCACCTTAAAAGAATAAAGCCTGTTAAGCCAGATGTTATCTTCATTGACCACATACAAGAGATTGCGGCAGGTATGGACAAGAGAAAAGCCATGGAGGATTACTTAGACCAACTACGCTTAATAGCCACAAGAGAAAATATTGCTGTGGTTATATGCTCACAGATAAACAGGCTCTCCCAAACAGAAAGCGAGAACAGAATACCGCAGCTGCATCAGCTTAAGGGCACTGGTGCAATGGAAGAGAAGTGCGACGTTGCTATCTTGCTACACTGGCCATACCACTATGACAACAATAAGAACTTTAACTATTTTGAGGTAAACTTAGCTAAGAACAGAGACGGGGAGACTTGTTACGTGAAGCTAAGATATTCCGCCCCGACATGCTCCTTTGAAGATTGGGTTGAGGTGGTGAGGCAAGAGGAGACGAGTAAGAAAGCTTGGGATGAAGAAGCTGACTAAGAAGGAGAAGACATGGATTAAGTTTATATGCTTGATGTTTAACGCTCAATGGGTGTTAATTGATGGTGTTAAATATAGTGCACCACGTAGAGAGGAGAAAAGATGAAAGACAAACAGTTAATTCCAAAAATAAAAGTAAAGTTAAAAGAAAGTCAGCTAAAGGACATGTTTGACAAACAGTTAAAGTTTCAAAAGCGGTTTTATGAGTTGCCACTACCTATAAAGCAAGCCACCTCTTATGAACGACTGATGTTGACTTGCATTATAGCTGAGGCCATTGAAGCTTTAAACTGGTTGAACTGGAAGCCTTGGAAGAAGACAAAGGAAGAGTTTAACCGTTATGAGTTCTTAAATGAACTTATTGACATCCAACATTTCTTAATTAACGCCGCTTTAGGAGTAGGATGCACCGAACAGGAATTTTATAAGTTATTTCTAAATAAACATGCTGAGAACATCAACAGACAAGAAAGGGGATACTAATGTTTAAGCTAAAACGGGTAGAGTTAGATGATTACGGTCAGGTAGCAGTCAAAGCCATAAAATTTAAGGCTCCTGACTTAACGAAAGAGCATCTTCAAAAGATAATTGGAAGGTTATACTCTAAGTTATTGAAAGAAAATAAGTTAGATGATGTTAGTATGAAAGCTCTTGAGAACTAAGCTGTAAAAGTTACTTTTGCCTATAAACAAACTCAACCTTGATGAGCCAGGGTACCAAGAAACCATGTCTAAAAAGGAGCAGCAAGATGAAACCTAAGGATAGCTACAACAAGACTCAGCTACACCCAGAGACCTGCCTTGAGAGGCATGTCTTCCATCGTGACCAATTTGCCCATGTCTTTCGGTGGACTCATGTCCTAAAGCGGGCTGAGCTAGGCATGAACATCCTTGATGTTGGCTGTGGTTCAGGGAACTGTGCTGAGCTGCTTTACCGAAACAGGTACAAGGCTACTCAATACCTTGGGGTAGACATCAGGCCACAGACAGTCGAGGCTAACAACCAGAAGTTTGAGTCAATTCCTTGGATAAGCTTTGAGGTTTGTGACATCGTCAAGGCAATTCCATTTTTCAGGCCAAACACTGAGGAAAGTTGGGATATAATTGTCTGTTTTGAGGTTTTTGAGCACATCGGTAAATACCATGGTCAAGCATTACTTGACAACATTGTCGGCTGCATGGGTAGTAAGACAATCCTCTTAGTCAGTACCCCTTGCTATGATGCTCAGGTAGGAGCGGCTGACAACCATATCATTAACGGTGAGATTGGTGAGTTTACCTACTATGAATTTAAGATACTACTTGAGACAAAGCTGAAGATAGTTAACAACTTTGGCACCTTCGCCAGCAAGAAGGATTACAAGAAGTTTATACCGACAGACTTAAAACCATACTTTGACAGGTTGAATGAGTATTATGATGACAACCTAATCTCAAATCTCATGGCCCCATTGTTCCCTGAGCATAGCCGAAATGTCCTGTGGGAGTGTAAACTTAAATGAGCCTCACTATCTTAGAAGGAATTGATAAGGTAGGAAAGTCGACATTGGCTAAACAGTTTCAAGCCAATGGTTTTACGCTTATCAAGGTCTCACAACCTAAAACCAGTCAGCCATTCCAAGAGTATGTGGAGCTAATTAGCAGGCTTTCCACAAACCGGAATTATGTCCTTGACCGCTTCTACCTTGGCGAACTTGCCTACGGTCAGGTCTATCGAGGCAAAAGTAGGTTATCACCTATACAGCAGTTCTACCTAGAACAGTTACTGTTTAAGTTTAACCCTCTACTTGTATACTGTTGGCTTGACTACAATGAGTTAGCCTACAATTTTACTAAGGATAATGAGGAGACTACAAAGCTGCAAGACGTGCCTAAGCTAGACAGGCTTTTCAGAGATGGCTTTCAACGAAGCCTGCTGCCAAAGATATTATATAACTACAACCATGACAAGATTAAAACAAACAAGTGTTATGATAGCTTTAACCTAGGCTTATCCTACTTGGGAGTCAAAAACCCAACAGTCTTGTTTATCGGTGATGAGCCAAACTACAGGCTTCACCTCTGTAGACATGTCCCCTATCAGGTGTTTAACTCTACCTCTGGGTTGTTTTTGATGAGCTGCCTTTCATGGCTAAAAGACAGCTTTGGTGTTGTTAACTCAAAAGAAGGTCACTGGCTGTTAAGCAAGCGAGACATTGAACTGATAAACCCAAAGGAAGTAGTATGCCTTGGTCTAAGCTCACTGAGACGCATCTCAAAGCTAGGTGTCAAGCTTCGCTATGTCCACCACCCAAATTTTGCCAAACGTTTCTATGGCAAGAACGCTATATCAAGGTATGTTAACGAGCTTCGTCACCCAAGGAGGAATTGATGTATCTAAAAGCAGGAGTTTCGTTAGAGGTCTCATATAAAGACATCTTAAAAGAAATTGTAAACTATGGCAGCAAGCGTCAAACAAGAGGAACTACGTCATTAGAGCTGTCACCGTTTGTCTGGTCTACCTCATACCCATTACGAAATGTCTTGTCAAATCCAGTCAGGAAGATAAACAAAGCCTATGCCGTGATTGAGTTACTTTGGATTTTATCAGGCAGAACAGACCTTGAGATGTTAGAACCATACAACTCAAACATCAGCCAATTCTCAGATAATGGTCTCAGCTTCCATGGCGCCTATGGACCAAAGTTTTGTCATCAGTTAACCTATGTCATTGAAAAGTTAAGAGCAGACCTAAGCTCAAGACAGGCAATCATCTCAATCTGGGAGCGACGACCTTCAGAAAGCAAGGACATTCCGTGCACACTGTCTTTTCAATTTCTTTCAAATGGAAAAGAGCTTGATTTGATTGTGACAATGAGAAGCAATGACGCTTGGCTTGGTTTTCCATATGATGTCTTCACCTTCACAAACATCCAGTCATTTGTGGCATGTAAGTTAAAACTTCTGGTTGGTCAGTATACACACCAAGCAGGCTCCGAGCATTTATACATTGACAGGCTTGACTTGGCTAAAGCCGCTTTCAAGAAAGAGGAGACTACAGTTGGAGAGTTAGTTGAAACTGAATCAATAACTAAAGACGAGTTAACGCAGACAATTTTAATAGAACAACAGTTGAGAAGATTTTACCTAAACCATGATGTTAGACAACTGAGACTAGTATCTAGAGAAGCAGCAAAGCTGTCAGAGCCATGGCAAAGTTGGGTAAAGATGCTCTCTTGTCACCTGCTAAAAAAGATAAAATAAATGTTTACAAATAGTAAATTACAGTTTATAATTATATCAGACGGTTGGGAAAGACCAGCAATTAGAAAACGGAGGGCAACATGACAATCAACGGACAAGAGGTGGACTACCAAATGGAGCGAGCCAGAATCGAGGCTCATGGCTTTGACGCTCTGCGTGCTCTGGCTGACAACATCTGCCAAGAGTGCGGGGAGATTATCCCGGATGGGGATTGGTTCGAGGTTTTAGAGGGAATTAAAATCGGTGAGTGCTGTTTGGAACGGGATAACAAACAATTAGAAAGCGAGGGGTAAATGGAATTTACATTCAATGATGGTGGCAGGAAAGAGGCAGGTTATGAAGGAAGGGCTGGAGATTGCACCGTGAGAGGAATAGCAATCGCAACCAATAAGCCTTACCAAGAAGTTTACGACTCTCTCTTTGAGATGAACAGGTCAGTCAATAAAAATCCACGAAAATCATCCCCAAGAGATGGTGGCACGAAGACAAAGACGATACGTAAATACATGAAAAGTATTGGGTGGAAGTGGACACCCACAATGACAATAGGCTCGGGGTGTAAGGTTCACCTAAAGAAGGAAGAGTTGCCCTCTGGAAGGTTGCTATGCAGGGTCTCCAGGCACATGGTAGCCGTGATTGACGGGGTAATCAATGATACCTACGACTGCTCAAGAGGCGAAACAAGATGCGTCTATGGGTATTACAAATTAGAAAGCGAGGGGTAATAATGAACCTACGAGAGATAGCGCAGATGATTTTCGATAAATACGGGAATAGTTCTACAGTGAGTGCCAGCTACACCATCACTGATAGAGGCGAGCCATACCTTGAGTTCTGGTTTCACGCAGAAAAGAAAAACGGGGATAGCAAGGTCTGCAAGAACTTCAACACCTTAGAGGCTTTGGAGAATTACGCTCTGGAGTATTGCAAGACTGACTACGAGGTTAAGGACGTGGCTAATCGTGACTTTGATAAAGCAACTCAAGGAATATAATCATGGCTCGAGCGGTGTCTATAGAAACATTCCGAAAGGAAAATAAGGCAATGGTGCGGTTCCTTCCAGAACCCTCCGCCACTAATCCGCTCGGGCTTAATTTAGAAAAGGAGAGGACATGAAGATATTCACTAAAGACCCAGCCAAGCCTCGCAAGGTAATGGCGGGCTATATAGACGGAGACTGGTTCATAAAAGAAGTCAAGCGCTCTAAGCATTACCTGCGGGTAGTGAGTGGGTATGCCATCCAAGACGATGTTGTCAATCAGATTAAGGATAAGGTAGCCAACATCAGGATTAAAGAAGTAGATACTGGAAGCGAGTTCAGCGTAAGCATGGTTGACTTCCTAAACGCCTCAAGACCGTGGACGCATGGACATGGAACACAGAGAGTCATATCAGAAAGGTATTTAACCAAGCTATGACTGACATCCTTTCAATCCAAAAACTAATCGATGACAGCCTCGCAATCGAAAACTCCGAGCCGAGAACGTCCAGTGGGAAGTTTAATCCATCGATGCTGGGCCAGTGCCGCCGCAAGCATTTCTGGAAACGTAAAGGGAACATCCCTACCGAGCCGATAGACAAGCTGTCCTTGAGGCGTTTCAAGTGCGGAAACCTCTTCGAGTGGTTTGCGGTAAACCTCATCCCAGAGGCACAGAAGCAGGTCTTGGTCGAGACTGAAGACTTCAAAGGTTTCGCTGATGTGGTTACCGAGACCGAGGTGATGGATATTAAGTCAATCAATTCAAAAGCATTTTGGTATATGGACAAACCCACATATGATATTAACAAGGAGAAGTTCCATAACATCCTACAGACTGTTTTCTACGCAGTTGAGTTGAAGAAGGAAAAGGCCCGACTGGTTTTTATATCGAAAGACGACTTGAGTATCCGTGAGTATGGATTCTCTGTAGAAGCATGGACAGAGATTATTGAAAAAGAAATAAACGCTTTAAAAGAATGCTGGGAAAAAGACAAATTGCCAGAGGCGGAGCCTCACTATAAATGGGAGTGTGGTTACTGCCAATTTTCTGAGCATTGCAAAAAAACAGGTGGATTAGTTTGGGATAAAACGAAAGGAGCTTAACATGGGACAGCTTGGAGATTTCGCAAAAAGAAACAGCGCATTCATCAGTTTTGATGAGGAAGGCATAATCGAAGGTGTTTACGAGGGAGCAAAGATTGTGATTAAAGATTCCTTCGGAAAGGAAAAAGAAGTCTGCCGTTATAGAATAGATGGAAAGACTTTCGATTCTATTTCTGGAAGCCTCGCCACGCAAATGGACAAAGTTCCTGTCGGAAGTAAGGTCAGGATTAAAAAGACCGGAGAAGCAATGGACACAAAATATGTCGTTGAGATTTTGGGAGCGCAAACACCAGTAAAAGCGGAGACGTGGGATAATTAAATATGCGTTGTCCGCATTGCAACCGTGAGTTTCTCTCAAAGCAGGCTCAGATACGCTCTACCCCTGAGAATAAATACTATTGGGGGGTAGTCGTCAAGATACTCTCAGACGAGCTTGGCTGCACCTCAAACGAAGTCCACGAGGTTTTGAAGGAACTATTCTTGAAAACACCAAAGTATCTGAAGACGAAGGAAGGGCTTAGGGAGATTTGGGTGACTAAAAGCACGGCAAGCTTGACCATCGGTGATTTTGAAGAATACCTTGAAAAGATACGCCAGTGGGCGAGCATTGAGATGGGGTATTGGATTCCTGAGCCATGGGAGGAATCTAATGCAGGATAATAGAGTATTCAAGTCAACCTTCGAAAAGCGCCTTGAGCTGATAAACGCAGTGCTTGATTCCAATTTCGTAGGCTCAACAGATGAATGGCTGGAGAAGACTTGCGCCTTAAAACTTGAGGACTTAACAGAAGCAGATATTGAGAGGCTATTAAATGAAATCAAAGCGAATAAACCAAACGAAGGTTAAGAGGAAGCTCCATAAAAAGTTGTGGGCTTTAGTCAGCCTCTACATCCGAAGACGTGATTGTGGGAAGTGCTACACCTGCCCTGCGCTCAAGCCGATTGCAGAGATGCATTGCGGCCATTACCACGATGCTTCTGTTTCCAACCCAGAGCTCAACTTCCATGAGAAAAACCTTCACTGCCAATGTGCTGGGTGTAATTTATTCAAATCCGGAAATAAAACCATCTATGCCTACAACCTCACGAAGCAATACGGTATCGGAATCCTTGATGAGCTTATGGAAATCAAGAATAGGGTTGTCAAATGGACTATCGAAGACTACGAGACAAGGATTGCACACTATCAGAGGGAGTTAAATGATTCTCGACCTTCCAACTAACAGTTTTCTTTGCCTCTAGGTGATGTTTATTGTATTGATGTTGGTTTTACATAGGAGAATAAAATGAAAGAAAAACTTTGATGGGCCGGTGGTATCTTACTTGTCCTTTCCGTGTGTTACAGCTTTCTTATGCTTCCATCAAATTTTAGGCATGGGATTATGCCGGAGATAAATCGTTACCACTTTCGGATTGATGAGCGTGAGAAAAGAATAGATGCTTTAGAAAATAGATTTGAAAACCATACTCACAGATATTTTGACGGTAAGATTAAATGAACCACCTCGAATCCACCATCACAACGCTCATCCTTGTAATAACGTTTCTGGCAGTGTGGGATAGTATTGGAAAGTTGAAATAATACACTTCTGCTTCCGTCATTTAAAATTTTGAAACATCGGAGAGTGTGAAACGTGTTGGTGGGAGAGGTGGGAGGAGAGCTGCTATGGGAATTTTATCGGGTAAACAAAAACTTTCTTCAAAAGACTTCGTCGCCCAAGAAGAAGCTATCAAGCGTAACAATGAGTATCAACAGAATGAGATAAACAAGAAGGCGTTGAGGAGAAGGGTAAAGGAGCTTGAGAGATGAGTAAAAAAGACACTCAATTTGATTATATTGTTTGGGTTAATTATGGCTGCGAAGGATGGTCTCCAACCGGATATAGCACTCTCGAAGAAGCAATCAAACATGAGAGTTATGGAGCTGAGAAAGTAATCACCAAGGAATGTAAATATACTTTAAAAGAGGAACTAAAATGAGAAATACCAAAATAGGTATGGTCAATAGATTAGGTAATTAAGAGGATAAACCAGTTAAATGAAGGGGGTGGGTGATGGGGGCATCAAGAGAAAGCACAAAACAAGAAATTATTGTAAATTCTATCGTTCATAGTGTTCGTAATTTAGATAAATTAACATGGTCATTTTATGATAAAGTTAAAATGAATGGTGGTGATTTGATTGAGGAAGCTGAATATATCATTTCAAAATGCAATGAATACATTCAGGAAATAAGGAATCTGCAAAGTAGAAAAGATTGAAAACCTTCGGCAGGGTTGTGAGATGGTACTCTGAGTAGTAGCTAAAGGTAACGATAGCCAGACACGCGCACACCAAGTGCCAACCCTGCTGATAAATAAGGAGCGCGCGAAATGATAGACGATAAGTTGAGGGGGATAGTAGAGAAATTCAATACATATCTTGGAACATCAGATATTGATGAGTTGCTCTCCGCCATCAAATCCGTCTTGTTAGAGGCGTTGCCGAAGGAGAAAGAATTTAGTCCAGTTGATTGGGGTGATGGAATCATAATGAATGAATGCACCGATGCAACGTTTAGCATAGAGAGAGCCAAAGGCTTCAACCAATGCCTTTCCGAAATCACCGCCATCTTAAAGGGGGAGAAGAAATGACAAAGGGAATGACGGAAAAGTTAAGGCTTGTTGAAGATTTTTTACGAGCAGAGCATGCCAAGGATTATCATGGTTGCGACGACGATATGCCTGACGCTTTCGAGGAATGGATTGACAACCTTGAACCAGACGATTGGATTGAACTAATGGCTAAATTCTCCCGCCCGCCTGAAAAGGGGTTGAGGGATTGGGAGAATATTATTGATGAGTTGGAAAGCAAAACTAAAAACAGCATACCAGAAGATTTAAAATCAGCTCATACAGCCCTGTATCATCAAGCCAAAGAAAAGTTACGTTCCCACCTTCGCCCCATTCTGACGGAGGAGGAGATGATGAGAATTATGAGAAGTAATTTAAAAAAAGTTTATTTTAAAAAGAATGGTAAAACAGAATTTAAAATACATGGCTTTGAAAAAGCGTCCCGTGCCATCATGGAGAGGATGAGATGACCGCCCAAGACAAACGCTTTAGCAAAGACCTCCGAGCCATGAAGAAATACTTCGGCAAGAAGTACTTTACAAGGGGGGCTTATTACAAAGTGCCTCATTCAGAGGGGGAACATATGAGAGCAGAAAGGCTAAAGAATGAAAAAACTCAACAGAGTGATTGAGAAGGGGAAATAATGATAAAAATTTTTTATAAAATTAAATGGTTTCTGAAAGAAATTTTTGGTTATGGATTTTGCGATGTGTGTAGGTATCGAGATAATTGGTCATTTTGGTCGGGTGTTAATAAATTATATCAATGTAGAGGATGTGGGAAATTCAGACTAAATTTGAGAAATGAAGATTCATATGAGGAGAGGAAATGAGTGAGATAAAGGTAAGCATCTTCGCTTCGGCAGTGAGACCAAGGCTTTGGCCTGGCTTCTTTAAGTCTTTAGAATCGACAACAGAATCTTGCGAGGTTGTCTTTGCTGGGCCAATTGATTGCAAGATAGCGCTAAGTTCAAGGCCCGCATCATTCCAATTCAAATTTACATTCATAGAAACTGCCAACATCAAGCCTGCACAGTGTTATGAGATAGCGCGAAGAGCTTGTGTTGGAGAGACAATCTCTTGGTCTGCGGACGATTGTGAGTATTCTCCAGACTGCTTCGGCAAGGCTTACAGATATTGGAAGTCTCTTGGAAATGAGAAGGTAGCGCTATCCATACAGACAATTGAGGACGGCTATAAATACAATATGGGAGACCACTCGTTTGTAGGATTTAACAGAGCGACGCCACTAATGGCGCCTGTAGCTTTGCTGAGTAGAAAGGTATGCGAGGAGACCGGCGGCTTTGATAGAAGGTTTGTCGCGGGACAATATGAGAATAAATGTTGTCTTGACTTATACGAGGTCGGTGGTAGCATAATAATATTCGACGAAGGATATTGTTCGATAGACCATCAAAAGAAACATTTAGGAGAACACAAATTCCGTGCTGGCTATACTAAAGACAGACAAGTGTTAGAATCAATATATGGCAAAAGAGCCGAATTACTTCATACAGGTAAATCTCTAAAACATGAACCATACTCAAGTAAAGACATCTTAACTAAAAGCCAATCCAACAACATGCCTTCATTATGGGTGTAAAATGCCAAGTGGTTATCCAAAAAATCCAGAATTAGCTCGGATACGACGAAGCATTTCTCAAAAGAATAGAGTGCGTGATGTGTCATGGCATAGAAAGGTGCGAGCTGTTTTGATAAAAAGAAACAAGTCTGCCGAACATATTGAAAAAGTAAAGAAAGCACTGTTTGGTCATGGGTTTACTGAAAAAACACTTAAAAAAATGCGTGAGAATCATGCTGATTTTAATGGACATAAAAATCCTAATTGGCGAGGAGAAAAAGTTGGAAAGATTGGTGTTCATATTTGGCTTAGGAAATATTTTAAGAAAACAAATATATGCCAATGTTGTGGTATAAGACAAGATGGAAAATTAGGAACAGATTGGGCTTTAATTCTTAATAAAAAATATGAGAGGAATAGGGATAATTTTAAAGAATTATGCAGGAAATGTCATTATCATTATGATAAACACCTTCACTTTGACATAGGTAAGTTTAGAAGAAGAAAAGGAGAGAATCTTGTATAAATTTATCGATAATTTTCACATTTTCATTATTGCAGTTCTTGTTATCGTGATTATGTTCATGTCTTATTTTTTATCTTATAAAAAGGAATTTATTTGCCAAGATGTAGTGGAGTGCCGCCCATCAATCGGTCAACAGTGTCAATGTGATTAAAGAAAGGATAAAAAATGCTTCATAATTGTATGAACAAAGAAACACTTAAAGACAAAGACTGCCTCGTGGTATGTCCATCGAGGGGTAGAGTAGAAAAACTTAAAGAGATGGTGAAGAGCTTCTATGAAAAGTCCTCGCCTAAAACAGGCTTGCTCGTTTGCCTCGACAACGATGACGAAAAGATTGAGGAATACAAGGAGCTCCTTGGCACAAAGACAGCTTACTACGTCGGCAAAAGAGATACGACGACTAACATGTTCAACCATATGTTTAGGCTTTTCCCAGAGTTTAAATACTATGTCTTAACCAACGATGACTTCGTTTACTTGACCGCCGTGTGGGATGTTAAGCTAATGAGCGACATCAAGGAGATGGACGGCTGGGGCGTAGCTTACGGAGACGATAGGATAGCGGGAGAGAAGTATCCGTCTCACACAATGATTTCTGGAAACATAGTTAGGACGTTAGGATGGCTTCAGCTACCTGCATTAAAGCATCTCTGTGGTGATTGGGTGTGGGGAACGATAGGTAAGGGCATAGGTCGGCTTCACTACGACTCAAATGTAATCATCCAGCATAAGCACCCATTTGATAAGAAGACTGCTCCTGACCAGATATTCGAGAACACAAACTCACAACAGATGTACTCACTTGACCAAGAGGCTTATAAACGGTGGGCAAGAACTCAGGCACGGAACGACATCTCAAAGATAATACGGGCGATGTTTGAGGAGAAGAAGTTTAACAAGACTATCTCTCTGTGCATGATAATCGGTCAACATGAAGACTTAAGAAACATCAAGCAGTGCCTTGACTCCGTAAAAGATTGGGTAGATGAGCTTTGCATCTATATCAACTACAAGGGACTGCAAAACTACTTTAAGATTCAGTCCATTAAAGGATTGATAAGAAAGTATAGCATCAAGAGCCACATATCAGTCGGAGTGTTCGAGAACTTCAGCCAAGCGAGGAATGTCACGCTCAAGCAAGCCACAGGCGACTACGTGATGTACTTAGACTGTGATGACGTAGTGCCTGCACCGTGGACTCTAAAGGACATCATCTGTAGGTTTCCTGACACAGATGTTTTCGTGTGCCACGTCGTCTCACATAATGAAGGTAAGGCAGATGAGCATATCATGCAGAGTCGAATCCTCAAGCGTTACGATTATCTTGAGTTTAGAAACAACGTGCATGAGGACGTCTCCTACTCATACAAAGAACACAACCCTCACGCTAAGGTTATGCGGACAGATGTAATCATTGAACACTTGGGCAATAAAGTCTTCAAGCGAGTCGCTAAGAAGAACTTAAGAAACTACGCTCTCACGCTGAAGGAGATAAACTTGCCAAGCGCCCACTCACTTCACTACTTTGCGATTGTCAATGAACTCATGCTTTTTGGCACGAAGGAGAAAGCAGTTGAGGCAATCCACTGGATAGACAAGTTCTTTGATAAGTTTCCAGATAACGGCAAAGACCCACTCATCCCAAAGATGTGGATTCTACGAGGCGCTTGTGCTTTAACCTGTGACCAGATAGACGCCGCAAGGACAAACTTCGCTAAGGCTTGGCATGGATGGAAGCACCCAGAGGCCGCTGTGATGCTCGGTGACTGCCACATGCGCTTTCAAGACTACGACAAGGCGATTGAAATCTTAGAGGAGATTAAGAAGGAGACAGAGTTCGAGGTGTGCAACGTACCTATCGAAATGCAGACGATAGAGCTTGTCATGCTTTCAAAGCTTGGATTCGCTTACTACAACAAGGCCCAGAGCATCATCGCTCTAAAGAAGTCGGCGGCGAAGATGTATAACGAAGACGCACACAAGATTGTTGAGGATTGCCTCTCCAAGGCTGAGAAGAACTTTGAGGAGTTTCTCTCAATTAACACAACTGACATGCAGGTTGGAGATAAGTTGGCAGAGATTTACCGTCAGAGAGGCAAGGTTAATGACGCCAATGCCGTTACCGTATCGATGGTGAACCTCTTCCCAAGCTACGCCATTGGATGGAAGAACTTAGGAATCTTTGAGATGATAAATAAAAGATATCATACTGCAGAGGGTTTTTTTGAAAAAGCGTTAAAGATAAACCCAAGAGACTTGGATATTAAGCATAACCTAAAAACCATAAGGAGGGTGAAATGAAAAGAATTATTATTGCAGCAATCGCTTTAATTTCAATCGCTGGAATTGTGTATGCCTACTCAGGATGCGAGCTTGACTACAGGTGTTACAGAGAATGTGTTAATGACGGCGGGAATAGAAATCTGTGCTACCAAGCATGCTTAGTTTGTTTTTAACGTATTGTGAACTTAGTTCTTACCCGTTGAATCTCGGCGTCTGTTCTGGGATGATATAACTATTCAGAAGAGAATCTTATCTTCCCAATGTATTTCTTTACGAAATCCATCTGATTCCTTATTTTAGATTCATAATCTGGGTCTGAAGCGTATCTTTTCCCATCATCATTAACAAAATTGACAGTCAAGTCTTCTGGTCTGGCTTTATTCAAATATTTCCTTGCCATTAAATCATAGTAAGCGTTAACACCGTCTTGAGTAGATTTGAATGATTGTTTGTTACCTTCGTCCTCAGCACCAACATTATATGGATTGTTTATAAAATCTCTATTAGGGTTCTTATCTGTACCAAAATGAGACTCAAATTGCCCTTGGGAAAGAGAGAGTTCCAAGGGAACATCAATATTGTACTTATTCATAGCCATGCTGTGCGCTTCGTCTAACATCCTTCCAGTCATAGGAGAACCTTTAAATCTCGAAAGATACTTATTAGCACCCATCTCATACTCTGTAGGTGTCTTCTCGATTTTAATAACAGTATCATTGTTGCTTTGAGATTCTAAATCCCTTGCAACCCTTAATTTGTTTATCATTTCCATCAACCACCTCCACCAAATTTTCTTATTAGAGGTTTTGCTACAGCCGTACCTACCATGGTTGCGCCTACTATACCGGCTCCTGCTCCGACAATCTTTTTAGCAGTTTGTCTGCTGTTATATTTCTGCGTGTCTTTTATTATCTGAGTAGCTTTAGGCCATTGCTGAGCAAATTTCTCGAAGAATACTTGCTTCCCTCTCTCCCCTGATTTAGAGAAAAGTTGTTCAAGGGCTTTTGTTTTTATATTTCCAAACTGGTCATAGATAACGCTGTTTATCTCTTTCTGCATATTTCTAAATTCACCGTATCTTTTGTTTAGATTTATTAGTTCATCATTCCCCTCAGACATCATGTGAGAAATTTTCCCGTAACTTTGCTCTAAAGCAGCGGTGTTCATATCACCTATGGCTTTCCCACGCCAAATCTTCTCAGGGACAGCGCTCTTAATTACGTTTTTGATAGCTTTCAAGTTATTCAAGTCTGGGACTAACTCACCATTTTTAGTCTTTGTAATAAGTTTAGATTTTGAAATTTTACTTATAACATTTTCTGGAAGTTCACTTAAGATGCTTTCCAAATAATCTTGCTGAACTCTGTTCAATTGATTCTTCCCAATCTTATCATAAATAGTGTCATATTCTTTTGAAAGGCCTTCGTACAATTCATCCATTCCATCAGATGCAAGATTTGCCCTCTTAATCATATAATCCTTGTTCATAAAAGTAGGAAGTTTACTCTTTAGAAAACTCCCAGCCTTATTTACAGAATTTATAAGTTTTCCTTTTGTTGGTATATCTAAAACTTTTAAAGCCGAAACGGAAGAAGCGAGTAATCCAGTTGTTCTCGCTAAGGGTTCGTTTAAATCACCGCCGAATCCGGTAGTCCTAACAATGTCTCCAAACTGAGCCGGTCTTTTACCGGAGAATGTATCAGACATTTGCCTTCCCAGCCCCTCAGCTGAACCACGTTGAGCAGCCAATCCAACATTAGCTATAGTGCCCTCTACCAATTCTCCCGCCCCTGCCATTGTTCTTAAAGAAGTCCCCAATGGGTGTTTTTTAAATCTGCCGAAAGTTGATGGGTCTTTCACTAATTCTTGAATAGCAGATGGTCTCTTAGAAATCATATTTTCTGTTTTTCCAATATTCGGAAGAAATGGAACGTTCTCTGGAGAGAATGATTGTTGATTTATACTATTCCCAAAAACACTTTGTGTCGAATTATCGCTAGTTTCTTGTGAAGAAATTGTATTCTCTAGATTATTTTGACCTCCGAAGATTGGTTTTTCTTCTTGTTTAACAGCTTTTCCTGCATTTATAGAAACCCCAGTTATTGACTCAAACTGCTCCATGATGGGTTTCGCCCAATCGACGTTTAACCCGCGTGACTGTAAATCTTTCAACTGTTGCCCTATTTGCAAGGCGTTTTCTTTGTCGTTATTCCTAAAGTTCATCATTGCGCCGATAAATCTTTCTATATCAGCGTCAGTAGGCCTTTGTTCCCCTGCTTGTTTAGCGGTAATTGTAGCAAAAGCTTTTATCCTATCTTGAAAAACATTGACAGTAGGCAGGTATCCAAACTTAGCCTTTGCTATAGCTCCAATGTTCGCAATTCTTCCAGTGATTCCTTCCTTACCGACATTCTCGAATGAACCCTTTGACTCCTGACGGGCAGCATTAAATAACTCCATGATATTCTTTGTTTGCCCAGAAAGCTCAACATTCTCAACGTTTCTCTTCTGTTGTGCTTCCGTGGGCTTGTTTATCTCGTACCCTGTTGGTCTCCCATATTTATCAAGTTCTTTTATCCTGAAACTTTGATTATCTAATGCTAAAGCTGGAGAAGATAGCGGTAATGAAATATTTTGTGTATTAGGAACATCTTGAGTATTTAAAGATGCAGGCTCTCTGTTAATTTGCATATTACCGAGAGCTGGTTTTTCTCCTAATCTTGGTAATCCTAACTCTTCTCTATTTTTGTCTAATGTCGTAAGTTTTGTTTCAATGTCTAGTTTACCTAAAGGACTTTCCATCTCCGCCTCAGTCTTAGCATTGATTAAAGCAATAGCATCCTCAAGCTCCTGCTTTCTCTTCAAATCAGAAACCTTTTTCTGCACATAAACGTTTCCCAATGCGTTTATGCTGCCTCCGAGACTCTGCATTGCAGTTGGTGGTTCTGGGTTGTCTATGACATATCTTCCTAAAGCCATGTTAGCCTCCGATTTTATCTATATCTTGCTGTGCTTCTACCTAATATCTGACTTTGAGTTTTTCCTGTATTTCCAACTGTTCCCTCAGTGCCACCTCCACCACCACCAAGCATTCCAGCGGTTAAAGCAGTTGTTCCTCCGCTCATTGCTGCGTCTCCAAGCTGACTCCAGAAGTTAGGCTGGAAGTAAGTCTCTGGTGGATTATCTTCTAATAGTCCTCCAGCCAACTGAGCATAGCCCTGCTCCTCATTAACCATCCGTTCGATGTCAGCCATCGACATCGTCATTGAGTCTCGTTGGTAGCCCCTTTGAAGATTTCCTAATTGTTGTCCTTGAGTGAGATACTGATTTGCAATATCTTCGCCCAATGCTAAAGCTTTCATCTCTTGGTCTATCCCTTGACGAGCTACGTCTGCCTCAAGTACGTTAAACTCCTGACCCTGTTTCCTACCAAGGTCAGTCTGTGCCTGGAGCCCTGGAGTTGAAGAGACAAGCCCAAGTCGGTTATACATATTCTGATTAGCCTTAGCCTCTTCGCCGTGCCTCTCAGTCATCTGAGCCTTCTGAGCATTGTAATACTTAGTGCCAATATCATAGATGTCGCTTTGAATCTTCGGAAGATTTCCAAGCTTTCCTGAGATGACACCCTCTGTCTGTTTCTCAATATTTGGCTGGTCTAACGTAAAGTCCTCGTTGTACGAGTAAGGAGTTGATGTGCCGAGCTTCTTTTGAAGGTAGCTTTGATAATCGCCTCTCAATCCGGCGTAAGGGTCTATGGTCTTTTCCTTGTTCTTACCAAGAAGACCCTTCATTAAAGCGCCTCCGCCAATAACTCCAGCAGCTATCAATGGCAGCCCCATCCCACTCTCATCTTTGAGAATTTCTAAAAGTCTTTTAGTCGATTTAAACATTTTTTCCCTCCTTTAAAATTTTAATACTTCGGTTTAACTCAATAAGAAGTAACGGCGTCTGCACGTAAGCGCAGTTATAGAAATCTGTAGATTCTCCGGTTTTTTCATCCACGCTTTTAAACTGCATAAAAAACATACAAGCCTTTCCGAGGCAAGCACTTCCCATAAGGAGAGGGCAAAGACGATTACCTTTCTCAATACTTTCAGATAATACCTCAAGCAACACGCCTTTACTTTTAAGAGCTTGCTCTTTGATAAGCTCACCGGAGATGTCTCGTTTTTGTTTTCTGACTAAGTTAAACATTAATTAATCCTTTTGAAACATAATTAACGTCATGTAAGCAGGGACATTATCGCCGCTTGCTGATGTTCCTGTGACAGCGCCTGTGCCACCAGCACCCGTTGTGAATGTATGCGTATGCGTTGTGTCTAACGCCCCAGCCGTTAAACTTCCGCCACCGCCAAACGTGACGCCATCAGTCGTGCCTGAATGCGTATGACTCGGCCCAGCATAACTTCCAGCACCGTGAGTATGCGTATCCGCGCCGCCAGCCGATAATGCAGTTGCGTTAATTCGTATAAACTTATTTGAATACGTCGAAGAAACGTTTGTCCAACCAGTTCTTGCTGTTGAAACAGTTGTTAATAAAATGTCACCAGATATTCCAAACTCTAACCCTGAGGAAGTTCTGTTAATCAATCCTGTAACCTTCACCCTCACACCACCGTCTGTAATCTCAAGGCACGGATTCGTGTCTGAAGGGTCGACTGAGAGGCTGCCGTTTGCCTCTTGCTTGAGTCCGTTGTTTGCATTAACGACGTCAGAATTTAAAGCTACTGCCTTTACTCCATCAGCGGCGATGTTTGAATCAGAGTCGATTGCTCCGTTGACTACAGCTTCGACTTGAGCGTCTCTTGTGGACTGAATTGCTGCTGTGGCGATGGCTCCAGATGAAACTCTTGTGATAGCTAATGTCGTGCCTCGTTCGTCAAACAGAATTCTTAAAAAGTTCATTTTCTCAACTCCTTTTTTTTAATACATCACCACACAAATTCCTGAACCGCCGTTGCCGAATTTTTTCATCAGATTCCAAATAACGCAACAAGTCCAGTATAAACATTCGACGTTGTGCTTTGTCTTTTACCGTTAAATTTAATATCGTATTCAGTTCCATTTACTAAACCAGATACATCAATAGTAAATGAAACTCTTGTTGGCGTTTGCGTGTTGCTAATACTTGAATTCTCTCCTGTCTGACCACCAACATCAACCTGAAAACCTTGAGTTTGACTATCTGCTGTAAACTGCCAAACGTAAGCAACTACTGTTATTGTTGAAACTCCAGCTATTTTTACCCATCTTATCTTAGGACGTACCTCCGAGTAAGAGGTAGAAACAGAGCGTATATAATACCTATATACATTTGTTCCTGGCGAAGCAGTTAGAGAGGTATTTGAGATAAGTTCATAGGTAGCATCACCCATAGTTAAATCATCTAAGAAAATGACATTGCTTAAAACCTTTTGAGAAACATTACTCTTCTGAACTTTCTTCTTCGCATTTCCTGCGGCGCTGTCCTCAATTAAAAACAAGTCAGCGTCAACAAGAGTTGTCTTCTCCGTCATTGCGGAGATTTCGCCAGCAGTAGTTTTAGATATTTTTCCGTTAGCATATAATTCACTGGATGCCTTCGTCGCTGCATCTTGCGCCGCCGTTGGGTCTGTGACATTGATAATTTTCTTTGACTGCATGTCAATCTCATCGGCGGTGGAAAGTTGCGTCTCAGTGCCATCCACTACCCACAGAGCGTTCAGTGAACCACCGACTCTTACCCATGTAGTAAGTCCGTCCACATTAGTATATGTTTCGTAACTACTTCCATTTTTGTAAATTGCTCTTCTTCCTTGACGGGCGCTTACTACTCCGTTTGGATTAGAAGTTGTGTATATAATATCTAACTCGTCGGACATTTCTTGTATTATTCTTTTTAATTCAAGAATATCATTTGGATTATCAAAAGATGTAAATGCTGGTCTTAAATCCATTAACTCTCCCTCTTTCTTGAGCTTCTAAATAAGGGACGAGCATGTAGAACATACCAATACACGTTCCAAGCTTCATCTAAGCCATCAGTGCTAAAAGTTGTATAAAGCGTCTTACCTTGAAGGTCAACATGCCTCGTCTTGTTAGAGTCCGACTCAGCCGACCAACTGAAGTTGTCCCATGTCACGTAGTCCCACCGTGGTGAGTCTGTAATACCAGACTGCATGTTTTGAGTTAAAATCTTTTGCGTAGCGGCGTTCTCATCTGCTACAAGACCTATGTCTAAATTCCAATCACCTTTGTTTTCATACGAAAACTCAATGTGTGGGTATTTCTTCTCAATTGTAAGGTCGCCAAAGTCAAATACCTTTGAACGGTAGAATGAGGTGAAGGTAGCTCCGTTGTCATTCGTGCCGGTATCGTCTTTGTGAACCTTACCAGCATAGTCTCCGTGATAGAGAAGGTTCTCACCAGATACGGTCACCTCAGCAAAGCAGTTTGCTACGATGTCAGTGATGAACCACGGATATTGAGTCTTGCCCCACAAATCCTCATAAGGCCTCGACCAGTCCATAACTATCGTTCGGTCATTCTGCGTAGCTCCAGAGGTATACGTAAAGGCACACCAATACTGGCTTCGTTTATAATTTATACCAGACACAGCGAACTTAAGCCTTGAGAACACTCCATCTTTAACATAGGGCTGGATGTTGTCTCCGACTGGAATCGGTGTGTCGCCTACAAGCCTGTAAAAGTTACAGTCAGGTGATAGGAATACAAGGCTTCCATCAGGAAGAGTCTTGCACGTTTCAAAGTTTACTGGACCAATCTTCGCTGGAAGTCGGTATTTCTTAAATAAAGGGCTTGTGCCTCGATACTGTACACGGTGAAGAGCGTGCTCCTTGCCTACAATCAAATCGTCGCCTTGCTTTCCTCCACCAGTGAGAGGCTCACCGTCATCATCAAAGTTAAGGAAGTCTGTGTAAGCGGAATCAGGAGCACCAATGACAGCATTGTAGTAAATAAGTCTTGGGTCTACCGTTGAGTGAAGCCATCCGTATCTTTGCCATTCCATACCCCAATCAGCTGTCACAGCTGTCGTATGTGAAAGTATCGAGCCGCTACCTGACCAAAGTCCAGGCCAGTCTCCTGCTCCAGGAATAACTGTAAGAACATTGTTTAAAGTGAAGAAGTTGAATCGCTTATCATCATCTAAAGATGTGCTGTATCCCTTGCCTATAACCGTGTAAACTCCACCTGTGTAGTTATAAACCCAACCGTTAGAACCTCCTCCGACGTAGTATTTACTCGTTGAGCCGCCTGAATGCACTTGATACTCAAAGAAGCCACACCAATCGTTAGTAGAGCCGATAGAGCCTGCTGTAATAGCGGTAAAGCCAGGACGAGAGCCTAACGCACCCTGAGGGTCAGAGACTACATTGATTGAGTCTCTATGCCACTCACCGTCATTCATGTTTGGAGACGAATCTTTCGCATTTACGCCGAAAAAATTATCCACACGAGAAAATCCAATCAAACGTTTATTGAACATTAAAATATTCCTTATAAATTTCTGGCTTATGCACAGTTTTAGAATGACAAGAAGGACAAAGTGTAATCAAGTTATTTGGGGATGAATTTTTCTTATCATAGTCCTTATGATGAACATGGAAAGTTTTAGAGTATTCTTCTTGCGGCGCACTACACATTTGGCACTTGTGATTATCACGCTTTCTGATTAATGCCTTAAGTTCGTTGTTAAAATCAAAAGAATAAGGTTCTTTGGATGTTCCTCCGCGCCATAATGGATGATTCTCTCCACCACATTTGCCAACTTTTGCTTTTGATATTTTATCTTTAGTTTCCTGCGTATGCTTTTTTCCATAAAAATGGTTTTTATTGCCTTTATAATTCTTACTCCGCCATTCTGAAATTGCCGCTCTTGATTCTTCCGTAAATTTCTTTTTTACACCCTTATTTGCTTTACTTATTTTAAGACAAGTTGATTTTTCCCTTTTAGCTCCAATATTATATTCATGCGGCTTTCTAATTTTTATCCCATGTTTTTTAAGATTGTAAACAATAACACATTGATGCCTATTAAGAATCTTTTGTATTTTTTGCATGCTTAACATTTGCTCAATATACAAATGAATTAGATTATTTTTTTCAATAATAATTTTATTTGAATGTCCTTTAGTATAAAAGCGTTCCCTGCCTCTGGAATCGAACATGCTTATCAAATTTCCACAACCACATTTACAATATACTTGTTTGTTATACATTATTGTAGTCTCTGTATTGCCTCTCAGCCTCAAGAGGTGTCATTCCTTGTCTTTTAAGAGGAGATTTAATACTCGCCAAAGCTCTGCCTAAGATACTGCCTTGAGAGTCGCTTGGATTCCACCACTCAGACTTTAAAATACCGTAAAGCTCCAAGTCTCCCTGCTGCCGTGCTCTCGCCGTTGCTATAAAGTGAGTAAATGTCTCCATGTAGTCGTCGGTGATTACGAGGTTAGCTGTTGTTGAGGTGGCTGGAGTCCACTTAAGCTCTATGTCAGCCTCGAATGTGTACGTCTCACTTGGCAGTCTATTAAACTCAATCTCATAGTAACCACTCTCAGGACGAGTAATACAAAACTCATCTGGCAGACCTTGATTATCATTGTTAGGGTTAATCCACCTTTGGTATCTTTCGTTAATAGAAACCTCTGTCAACGGATACCACTTATTATTTGAGTCTTTTAAATGAGCGCCAACTACCCTCTTAAAGTTTTCAGGTAAGTAACTTGCCCCTGAATACTTGTTTGCTGTTGAGGAGATAGAGAAGGAAACATCAGAGCGCATGAACGGCCAGTTAGTGATAAGGCAAAAGCCTGGCCCTTTCTCATTAACAAGCCTTCTTATCTTCACTTGAGCGTCTGATGTGTCATCTCCTGTAGAATCAGCGACGATTGAAACTACACTTGCTAAATTTATGTAAAGTCCCATTAAACTCCTCCTGTGAACGGATACATCATCAAGCCCGTGTTAAGTAAAGCGCAAACGAATGTCTCTTCGGCCGCAGCAGGCAAGGGGTTCTTCACCGCTAACCATATCGACCATGCTGCCACTCCAATATGCAATGGTAGTATCATCCATGCATTTCCACCGAGAATAAAGCACATCAAAAGCCCTGACATACAAATAGCCGAAGCATAAACTGAACGTCTAATAACTTTCCACCAAGTTATGTCAGCGCCATACCCAAGCGACATCCCTGCGAATTGTAAAGGAAGAACAGCCAACATTAAAGGCTGCCATATCCCACGGATAGCGCAAAGGATGTTTACTGTGGCAGTCAATACAAATGCTGCGCCTAATCGCCGGATAATTTTATTTGAACGCCCGCCAATCATGTAAAGAGCGCTTGCGATAACAAGTCCAACCAAAGCACCTACTGCCTGAAAGCCTATCACATATTCACTCATAACCACGTCCCAGGAAGCAATTCTTTAATCAACAACACCGCCTTCGCCAGCAAGGCGATATTTCCGAATATCTTAAAGACAAAAAAGGTGAGCATACAATTCCATACAAAAAATATTAAAAGAATTATTGAAAAACGCTTAGGATAACTCATGGTGTCCTTGTCGATTCTTTCAATAAAAGTTTAATATATTCAGGGTCAACGCAAACACAGTTGAATGTCGCCACGTCTCCTTGTTTTAAACTTTTAGCTATCGGCTTCTCAGGCGTTTCTATCTTCGGTTGACTTTTTGAGCTTGCGCAGCCGAGCGGCAATATCAACATCATTACCACTGTCAACAGCGTTATCAATCTTGTTAATCTCATTTTTCCTCGCATTTTTCTTTATCCACTTTGCAGCGGAATCTATCCGGCCAGTTACCCAGTTAAATGCCTTTAAAGCGTCTTCTATCATACTCTTCCCTTTAACACATCGATTGCCAAGCTGATTGCTGTATGAATAGCATTGTCTTTGAGCGACTGTCCGCTCTTTATCACCAGAGCGTTAATCTCCTTGAAAGCGGCATCCCTCTTAGCATCATCAATCATCGTAGAGCCTTTAAGCCCGCCTACGATAGTAATAATCGGGTCGTAAAAGTCTTTGACGACGATAAGCAAGAGAGCCTTCTTGTATTCTACAATGAACCGTGAAGCTAAAGTTTTAAGCAGGTTTAATAACATCTGAGCCTCCGTTTGAATTGTTATCCTTATCGAAATACCACTGCAAAATGAGTATGAAAGAAGTGCTAAAGCCACCAATAAATCCAAGAACAAAGTCTCCAGTTATTTTATCGGCTAACTTGGTAACCATAAATGTCGCAAGCTTGCAATAGGTAACTGCCATTAAGACTGTAACCAAGAAGCGCCCACTTAAAACTTTGTCCAAGATTTTATCTATCATATTCTCTCCTATTTCGAAGGGTTAGCACAGACTGCGCCAAAACACCAAAACTGATTGATGTCGTAGCCGCTCTTTTTCTTCTGCGCTTTGCGCTTCTTCTTTTTGTAGGTAGATAACTTCATAAATAATCCTCCGCCATCTTCTCTGTCACATCAACAGTCCACTCGTGGTAACAATCTTTATCAGAACAACAGAATATCTTAACATAATTGCCGCCACTTAACTTCACGCCTTTGAACCTTGGCTCTAACGCTGGGTGAAAAGGACAATGTTCTTTTCCTAATACTCTCATGCAAGTTCACGCTTTACAATATCAATAGCTAAATTCAGGTCGTACTTGAGGGCTTCAATCCTGTCCACATAAGTCTTGTCAATCTTATCAACACTCTCTTGGATGCTTGTGAGGACATCAAGTAACTGCTCCTGAATGTGTTTTTCCATAAGCTTTGTTACTTTCCTCTAAAGATTTCCCAGAAAGTCTTACCAACGAAAGCCACAACAGTGCCAATCACCGCAGTCCAAACTCTGTTGTGAGATTCCTCTTGTTCTTTTGACTTCTGGGCAAGGAGTTCGACCTTAGTCCTTAGCCCAACATCACCGTTTCCCACAAGACACTTATACATGGTATCAATCTTTGTCTCTATGCCATCTACCTTGGTTTCAAGAGTGGTGAGGCGTTCTGATACCCTAATCTTCTCAAGGGTTAAACCGTCACTCATTTCTTCTCTTCCTCAACAGTGGCTGGTGGTTTTACTTCTACTTGAGTTTCTGGTGGTACTTGCCTCTTCTGTAGTTCTCCCTCCAAAATTTGAATGTTTTTTTGGATGTTTGTCAGTGAAACCATTTGGTCGTAAATCATAGCTTTTATCTCAGCGACAGATTGCTTAGTTAAGTCAACCTGTTGGGCATAGGCGCAAGATGCCATAAAAATTAAAGCGATAATTAAGAATAACTTTTTCACTTCTTTCTCCTTTCTATATCCCAAGCTCTGTCTTGGCTGATTCCAAAACATCGACATAGGATTGTTTGGTTGTTACGTAGTTCTGCTTGTAATTCTCAGCATCTTTAATATCAGCCTTAGCCTTTTCTAACATAGCGTTGAATTGCTCGACGGTGATGGTTTCGAGGATTTGCTCGGTACATTCGACTACGTTGATAGTTCCTTCTGCGTTCTTGACGTATTTAATCATGGACCCTCCTTATGGTGCTGTTACAGCCTGGCGACTGTTAGATACAACTGTGTAAATTATCTGAAAAGTGGTTGGTGTCATCCCAGTTATTGTACTTGTGATTTGCACTGTGTTTGTGGCTGCAGTTCCCCAGGTGTTCGTGATGGTATCCGTCCCATCACTCTTTGCTTGAGCCTCAGTACCAAGAACGCTAGTTGTATTAATATAAGCACCGGTAGTATCCCGAACTACTGAGAAAGCTACCTGACCAGATGCCTCAATTATATCAGTTCCGTCTGTAGCGAATACCGAGTACAAAATATGACCGCCACTGCCTTGAAATTTTGCCGCTGTAACTGTGGCAACGGTAGAGGCAACCCCAGACGTAAGATTTACTGTTCCGTTGACAATGATACGATTGACAAGAGTATTATCCGCTGTTCCAGTAGTTCCTTTAGTCGTCCCCTGGACTCTGACCTGAGCAACACCGGTTCCAGTGGAAAGACCTGGGGCAAGAATTAAGTCCCCGCCATTCTTGTCTGTTGCTCCTGAAGTAGCTCCACCTGCTTGAAGTGTCAGGGTATTCCCTGCTGTATCGGCTGTTGCGTGGCGTTCTGACCAGATTGTTTGAGCTACTTGACCGCTAAGAGATAACATATTAGTCGGTGTAAACGCTGTTGCTCCAATACCTATTTTCCCACCGAACCAACTTACATTAGTAGAATTGCTATAAATATTCCATGTTCCAGTTGCGGCTGTTCCAATAACAAGGTTTGTATTGTTGGTTGAGTTTGACTGTGCTTGTATGCGAACACCATAAGTGCTTGTAGAAAGTGGCGCAGTTGAAACACCTTGGTTCTGAACATCAAGCCCAATGGTGGTGGTCATGGTCATACCAGTAGTGGCGGTATGGCCTGGAGATTGTATTTGAATACCTGTCGCAGTGGTTATTGTCCCTGTGGCGGCTGATGAAAACTGGTTAGCACTCTGCGCTCTAATAGCAATAGCATCAGTAACTGTTCCAAAGTTTGATTGTCCACCACCTTGCCAGAAACCAGCACCAAATACGCCTATGAGAAGTGATGCGTTTCCCGTAGCGTTATACCTGTTGATGTTAAAAGACCCCTGGACCACAGAACCTGCCCCTGTAAAATTCTGAGCGCCAGTCATTGTGTTTTCAAGATTGAGTGAACGAAAATCGGTTGCTGAAGTTCCCGTAGGGGTAAGCGTAAACTGATAATTTGAACCAATCTGCGCTCCACCAGCGGTGTCAATTAGGGTTGCTGAACAAGAAAGAAAATTACTTGAGCTTGCCTCGCCGGCGCCTTGACCAAGCAAGATGGTTCCTCGTCTTGTGACAGTAAGTGTTGAGCTATCGCCTGTCTGAGACTTGACTTGTAGAGCGTTCGCTGAAACTGCTGACGCCACATAAGCCAATGGAATTGTTGTAGCGTTTGAGGAAGTAGATAAGCGAATCCAGTATTTACTAGCCACCGCGTTTACTGTATCAGTCGCCCAATCAGCTGGTGCCGTCCAAGTAATGTTCCCATCAGCGGTCATGTTTGAAGTACCATCGGTAACTGCCAGGGTTCCCCATGTCCCGCCACCTTTAGAATATTCCTTCACAAGAGTTATATTTACTCCAAGGGTAAAAAAATCAAAGTTCAGGTTTGTGAAAGTCTCAGTGCTTCCTACATAAAAATAATCGTTTGTGTCGGATAGAACGGTAAAAGTTGCACCTCGGGAAGTAGCGGCTGCACTTGTGTTATCAGTAAACGTAGCGCCATCATAGGAAAAAACACTTGGAGAAGTGTAGTTAACTGGTTTAACATCAAGATACACCGTAGGTGTGACATTTATGCCAACTAACCCAGCATTGTCTATGGTAAACCTGTCTGAAAGAGTAGTGCTTCCTGTTTTTGTAGTAGAAAAAACAAGCCTGGTAGGGTTTGAAGTGGCTGACCAGTTAGCCTCTGCTACAGCTGTAACATACGCTTTGCTGCCAGAGAATCCGCCATTAACATAACCTCTAAAACTAAAAGAACCTAAGGACATTCCACTTAATAAGTCAGTTGGTACTGCCTCTGTCCCATCAGCTCGCTTAAATACATTCTGCCCACCACCACCAGTTCCCGATTGATAAATAACAGTGTCATATCCAATGGCAGTAGTACCTATGAGTTGAGGAGAATTATCTCGTATGTCAACAATTCCATCAAATCTTGATTTTCCAGCATCTACCCACAATGAATATGGTTTGGTTATGGTTACGTTCGTTCCTGCCGTCGGAGCATTAGCAATATAAACAGTCGCCGCATCAGTTACGGTTACCGAAACATTCGAAGCAGCATAAGTAGGTTGAGCAAATGCCGAGAAAGTCCCTGTGGCTACCGTACCAGATGCAGCAGTTGAGTTATCCGTTAGAGTTGCCGCTGAAACACCAAACCAAGCTCCTGTGGTTGTTGGAGCAGCCTTAGTTTCGTTCCCACCGAGATGGACTTTGCTTGTAGGCGCAGTCGTACTTCCGAACATGATGTTTCCAACAATTGCATTTTGGTAAGTGGAATCAGCAAAAATGTTCCAATTGCCTGTCGGCGTAGTTGCTGTTCCCATCCAAAGGTTTATGTTTCGGGTACTTCCCTTAGTGGCGTTACGAACCTCAATCATGTAAGAGCTTGGGGTAGTCCCCGCCCCTGTAGCCTCAATAAGCCTAAAATGATTTAATGCTCCAGTTATATTTGACCCCAACACTGGTTGACTGTCATATTGGAGATAGGATGAAACATTTGTTAATCCAGCACCCAAACTTGATTCATTTTGTATGCCATAGTAAGCAGCAGATGAGGCTGTGTTGTAAGAGTTTACCAAACCTATATACAAAACCCTTCTCTGCATTGCATCATCACTTAAAGCTGAGGAATTATTCTGTATTATCAGACCCCTTGGATTTCCTACAATACCTAAAACCAGTCTGTTCAAATCTGTGCGCCACTTGAAACTTTGTTCTGATGTGGCAAAGCCACTGGCTGCGGCATAGGGTATTTCATACTGATTTCCAATCAGAAGGTATGGGCTTCCCCACGCTACTTGCGACTGGTCGTTAAAAATAACTGCTTGACCTATTGTGGGAGATGCCTGCGCTTGAACAGCAATAACATCTCTTATTTCTCCACTGTCGTGTAGTTTAATGGTTCCTTTATCGACTCCGTAATAATCCTTGTTAAAATATATAGCTCCGTATTCGCCATTTGATGCAGCCCCAGCTATTGTGCTATCTGGCAGGCGAATGTTCATCGCTTCTGAAAAATCTGCTCGGTTATAAAATTTTAGAGAACCTGTATTGTCTGGATAATTATTGTCAAAACTTCCAGCTGTAACACGAATTAGTTCTTTCCATGTCTCATCGTTAGTTTTATATGCTTTAAGAGAATAATACTCGCTTTCACTTTCAGTTCCACGAATGTCTGCTGTGTTATTTAATTTAATATAACTATTCGTTTGCAAAATCAATGCTGTTGCAGCAAATTGCACAGATGTCCAATTAGAACCTGCTAACCCACCCACCCCCACATCAGCTCCAAAGATTAAATCAGTAACCGCACTTCCGCCCCCGACAGTTTGAGGTGCAATGTAAGCCGATGTTCCATTTACTCCGAAAAAAGCAGAGCCAAAAACAGAATTAGAGTTTGTGTTTGCAAGAGCTAATTTAGAGACAGTAGAAGTCCCGTTAGGAATAAGCTGAAATCCAATCCCAAGATTAGTAGTTTGCGAATAAATATCCAATCGGTCTGCTGTTGAGGCACTTCCTGTAAGGAATCTAACTTTGTTAGTCCCTGTACCGTCTATCTGCCACCCTCCCGCAGTATGCAAAGAAGTCGATGGAGAAACCGTACCAATTCCAAGACGGTTGTTAGTGTCGTCCCAGAATAGGTTGGCGTTGTCTTGTGTGAGCTTAGCTCCATCTCCAAAAGGGATTGACCCTGCTGTAAAGGCTGTAGAGGCTACAACGCCTGTTGTGGTGGTAGAGGAGAGAACGCCTGAGGCTAAGGCAGAAAGAGCTTGTTCTGCTGTGAGAGTAGCATTAGGGATTTGGGTGATGTAGGTGGCGTCGGATGGGGCATTGCCAGCAGAGGTGCTTAAAGCAAACTTTCCTCCGCCATTGTTTGTAAGAGAGCCGTTTGTAGTTGTCAGCTCTCTAAGTGGCCCTGTAGGTGAGCCATCTGACTCTTTAATGAGTATCCCCTGTGTCGTCACCCGCTGTGCATAGCAGCAGTTTGACATCATGAAGAAAAATATAACAGCAATCCTAAAAATCATTTCTTCTTTTCTTTCGCACTTATCTTTGCGCTTTGAAAGGCAAGTTCAGCCTTCTCCGCCTCTAACGCTCGCTGCTTGTCATCGAGGTCTTTCTTGCGCTTATCCAAAAAAAGCCTCTGTTTTTCAGCATCTGCTATTTCTATATGTAGCTTTTCCTTCAATGTCAAAACCTCTAACTTTGATGCTTCAAACTCACTCTTTTCATTGTTAAACTGTCTTAGCTCAAGAAGCAAAGAATTTTTCTTATCGCTTAAAACGGCTAACTGCTCTTTTGTAGAATCCATCTGCTTTTCTAAGTCGACTTTAAGCTGTTCGTTATCTATAAAAAGCCTTCTTATCTCTTTAATGTGGCTTTCAACTTTATTTAACTTAATTGTGCTATCATCGTGTTTTTTATTTAAGTCGACTTGTAAAGACTTCAATGATGAATCTTTCTCGTTTAGAGACTTTTCAAGCTCAACAAGCTTATAGTGTAAAGCATTGAGCTCATTCTCTCTTTGTCTTTGCTCAGCCTCGACAATCATGTTTTTGCTGATAAGCGCATTTGTCGCTTCTGCTGCTTTATTTAGCCTGTCAATTTCTTTTCTTATTACAATAGCCTGATGCTCGTTGTAAGTCTTTATTTCATTTTTAGCTTTTTCTCTTTCAATCTCAATTCCTGTCTTAATTGAATCTAAAGACTTGCCAAGAACATCCAGCTCAGCTATCAACGCTTGTTTGTTTCTTTGAAGATTGGCTATGTCAGCAAGAATGACAGGCTTTTGCTTTATTAAATTCTCCATATCTGATACTAAGTCAGTAAATTCGCTCATACAAGAAATATCCTTATGTTTGCTGTGTTGCCTGATGTGTTTGTGATGTAGATGTTCGTCACCTGCAGCTTATCAAACCACTCGTGAGGAGAGTAAACAGCCTCATGGCTGATAGCTGGCATGGTGGTGTTGTTAAACCTAACTGTGATGTCTTGGTCTGACCAGACGATAACACCTGTCGCTATTGGCACGTTAAGCCACAACGTAGACTGCTGCGCCTCACAGTCGTAGTTAGTGGTCGCCGTAGCTACGGTGAATGAGGCATAGTCGTATGTGTCATAAACCTCATGCGCCGTCTTAACTGGGTCTAAGCTATTTACGCTTACCGCTGACCTTCTTGCTCTCATGTGGTGCCTCTTTCTTTAAGTCTTTCTCAATCTCAGCTACTTCATCAAGAATTGATTTCTTCTTTTCTTCTTTTACTTCTTCAGAGAAATCGCTGAATGGAACGATGTCCTCTCTGAAGGGACTTTGGAAGTCTTGCATAAAATTGTAAACCTCTACCGGAATTGTCTGCACAGAGTTTGATTTTCCAAAACTGTACTTCTTTCCGTTATATTCAGTGAGGACGGAGTCGCCCTTGCCTACATACTTGACTTTAATTAACTGCATTTAGTGCTCCTTTCTGAAGCTCGTTCTTTTCTATGATAAAAGCCGACAATATGAAACAAATTGTCAGCCATAATTTTGGTACTTCGAATGGATACTCCACGAGGCTAAGAATTGACAAGAAGATTAAAGCTGTGGCTGGTGGAGTTAATTTAATCGGAAGGAACTGCCTTACGCAGTAAGCTAAAGCTGTCAAACCAATAAATCCGCATGAGAAGAAAAATTGCAACATAGATGAAAATGAATCATCAGCTGTCCAGTATGATTTTATGAATTGAGTTGAAACCTGCGGAAACGTGGCAAGGCCGTAACCAAATACGGGCTGTTGTAGTGCTTGAATGATAGTCGGTTGCCACACCGTCCAACGGATAGAGAAAGATTGTGCGATGTCTTTATAAAATATCGCCAACATCACAACGGACAGTAGCGTAAAGATAGTTTTTCTGTATTTTAATTTACTGAGCTTTGCGAATAAGATAAATGTAGCAAAGGCTACCAAGTAAATCTCTTTAAATACAACACCAAGCAAAGCGTAAGCGGGAAGTGTAAGAGTATATCTATCAACAACAAAAGGCATTGTGAGCGCAAGGTAGTAGCAGAGCCTTGGAGCGTTTCCAAATAATCCACCAGACTCTCCTGTCGGGTTATCAATCGGAGAAATTGTAGGGAAGAAGCATAACGCTATGTTTATGATTGAGGCTATTAAGAAGATATTAGCAAATTTCTTATATGACTCAATGCTCATCAACTGAACAACGCAGAGTGCAACGGTAAGATTAAGCAAGGCAAATACTGAAACAGTCTTTAACCCACTTAAAGCAGTGCAGGCAAGAACAGCTAAGAGGAAGATTGAGAAAACTTTTAACTGTATCGGCTTATTTGTCAAGAATTGTGCTGAAATAAACAAAAGAATGAATCCGATGTGGAAAACCACCAAGTCAAAAGAATCTATAGCCCTACCTGCCATGTAGGCGAGAGGTGAGATGAGTAGGATTAGCTTTAAGAGGATGTCTTTCATAAAGAGATAGGGGAGATGCTTTTGCAGAGCTCCCCTAATCCTTAATCGTCGTACGTGACAGTAGCTACACCAGAAGAACCACCACTTCCTTGCTTGACAAAGATGCCAGTTGCCATCTTTACGCCACCAGGAACCACAAAGAAAACAGTGTCCTTAGCAGTTCCAACTGATATGTCAAACTTAGGAGTTCCAGTGGCTGATGTATTGTCATACACCAACAGAAAATCTCCAGCAGCAGCTGTTGGCCCACCAAAGGTAATGGAGGACAATCTGCACGCCCCAGATTTTACTGTTGTTCCACTATACAGGTCGTTTGCGTCAATTGCCTCAACAACCTCTTGAACCTTCTCTTGAACGTAAGCAGCTCCCTCTGAGTCAATGCGTTGTGTGTAACCATTGTTCTGGTCAACATTAGCACCGACAGCAAAGTCAGCGTTTCCGCCTTTGATGTTTGTTGTTGATGTGTACGTACTATCTGCATACAACTGCCCTGCCATTGCCACCACGGCAAGGAGAGCTAATAAAAACTTAATCATTTTAGTCTCCTTTCGTTTAGACAGTTCCAGGGTTTTTAGACCAAACTTTCATCACGACAACGTTCTTGCTCTTAGCACGACGTCTGTCTTGTTTCAGTTTTTGTCCGTAGTATGCTCTAATTCCGATACCAACTTGCTCGCCGTAATCATCCTTTTCACCGACTGGTTCTGGTTCATCGCCGATTGCTCGGAAGATAGCCTCAGCACCAAAACCAATGACAGAAGCGATGTTGCGTTGTGTTACAAGCGTGTTAGCGCCGTGTTGCACAGCAGTTGTTGCAGAACCTCCAACATATTCAAGGTCAGAGCGAACTAAGCCCGTGAATGTGTTGTTGGTTTTACCAGTGTAACCAATGACCTCATCTTCAATTTGAAGCGAACCAGCCGTTGCGAAGAACAACGTGTAGTTCGGCGTCACGCCAGTTGTCGCAGAAGCTGCACCAACAGACAAGTGAGTTGCTGTCGTTGTGAGCGTAGCGAAAACTGTAGTCTCAGCACGAAGCGGAGTTCCTTGCGGAATCGGAAGCACTGAGTAATACCGATACAAAAGAACATTCTTAAACATCCCGATGGCGTTGTCAATCAACGGATGAGAACCACCCTGTTGAAATCTCTGCCATGTTTCACGGATTGTTTGTAAGAACGCTGTGTTTTGATAGATGCGGTATTCTTCAATTTCACCAAGCACTATACCATAAACAGGCACTGTTCTTTGATTTGACCGAGTCACTTGAATCGGGTCTGCTCCCTGACGAAGCAAAGCTAACCGAATCATGTCGATTTCAGTCATACCAAACTCATTGCCGTTGTTGTTTCTCATCGCGCCAGCAGAAGCAGCTGAGTTTGCAAAAAGCGTATCAGACGCAGTGTCAATGATTGTGGTAAAGACATCATTATCCATCTTGCGTGTCATCCACTCTTTAAGCAATGTGCCAGCTTCTTGCACTGTGTCGAAGTTCGCTTGTTTAGTAGCCTTGCGTTGAATGGCTACGGCATGACGAACAACATCGCATGTAACTGAGAAAGAGCCTATTGAAAGAGACTCTTCATTTCCTTTTAAAACACTTCCACCAGTGACACCAGTACCCATCAACTGAGCGATTGTGTTGAAGATTAAAGAATCGCCGTTCTGACGTAATGGGCCGGTTTTATCTATAACAGGCATACGAGAGCCTTCTTTTCCTGAAAGCTGTCCCCAGAAAGACTCACGGTTTGCATCAGTGAGAATTCCTTTGGCCCAGTACTCTGGAATAGCGGCATCAACATCAGCAACGCCCGTTACAGACATCTCTGGCGTCCAACCGTCTTCGTTAATCAACAGTCGTAACCATTTTAAGAAATCCATCTTTACTTTACCTTTCGTGTCTGTATGTCGTTCTTATCATACTCAGCCCTCTGCTCTTGGCTTAGCTTGGAGTATTCTGCAAAGGCGAGCTTCTTGAATCCACCACCGCCGCCTTGTGCTTGCGAGCTTTTCACAGTGCCTACAATCTGCTTCGACTCCTTGCCCTTCTCGAAAGCCTCTGCCTTAGCCTTTACCACAGATGCAGGAGATATTCCAAGCTCGATTGCTGCCTCATTAGCTGCAATAAGGTCTGCGTGAGCGATTAAAGGTTGTCCAGTCTTTGGGTCAAGGTATCTATCAATCAGTATCCTATCAGCTTTGTCGTAGAACTCCTTGTTGAAACCCTTGTCCTTAGAGTCCAACTGAGGAAAAAGCTGATACATTCTATTGATGGAGTCTTGACGCTGCGAGGAGAATTGTTGCTCTTTCGTCATCTCGCCCTTGAATCCCTTAAGGCCTGAATCAAGCATGTCTTCAATCAGAAGTCTTTGGATGTTAAGAAACTCCTCACCAGCCTTAGCATCGGGAAAGTATGAAAAGAACTTATTTTTATGTTCGTCTGTGAAGCGAGAGTTTTGAGTCTGCTTGGCTGCTGGCACAAGCTGCACGTTACCATCGGAGTCGGTAAGTAATCGAAAGCCACTTGACTCAAGCGCTCTGCGCGTTGCCGCCAGGTTTCTCTCTGTCGCCCTTGACTGACCTGATAGTGTCTCATGCTTGGACTTGTACTCATCTACCTGTCTTTGCAGCTCCTCTAAACTCACAGCCGGCTTCTCACCTGACTGCCCTTCAGCGACGGCTTGTTGCTCTCCCTGTCCTTCGACAGAAGCCTCACCGCTACCGCTTGCTGCTTCACCTTCCTCCTCGCCTCTTTGAGAAAGGATGCACAGCCACATCTTTTTTAAAAAACTCATGCTACTCCTCCTTGTAAAGCGACCCATCAATTCACAATGAATTTTAGGGTGGCCGCTGATAACAAAACAATTAAAGTTGCTACAGAAACAAACGGCGCAAGAGGTAACCCAACATTACAATTCCTCACCCGCCTGTATAAATTTACAAAGAGATGCGTTAATATCGCCACTGGAATAAAGAGCCAGCCTATGAATGCTGCTACCATGGCAATTAACTTCACATCTCCGCCTTGCCATCGAATGACTTTGCCGTGTTCACAAATCAACGCTACTGAGATGAACGCCACAGCACACGGGATGTAAAACCCAGTGATAGCACAACCAAAGAACATTGCTGAGAACATTAAAACATTCGGCAGCAAAAAGTACTTAATGTCAGAATACGTGAACGCCGCCAGAATCATCATTAAGGCAACGTAGCTCATTTTTCTTCTTCTACTTTACCAAGAACTTGCTTTCGGTCGTACTCAACGCGCTTTTCTTTAGGCATTGACATATATTCCTTTTCCTTCAGCTCATCACCGCCAGACAGCTCATCAGATTTATCCATCATCTCGTGCATGATTGCGCAAGCCTCATCCATCTTAATCATCGCTTCTTTCATCTTATCCATGTGTTCCTGCTCCATCAAAGCTCTCCTTCGGTTGGTGTCTCTGCCTCTTCACGCTTCTTCTTAATCTCTGCCTCAAGGTTCTCTACGAAGAGCCTCGGTGCTTTCCTGATGAAATTACTTATCAGCCAGATGTCTCGGTCGTAGAGCTTCAGCTGGTAAATCTGCTCATCAGTAGCCTGTGAGATATTGAAGTTCTTCTTATACTCTAAAAGGTTTTTAATGTAGTTGTCTAAAAGTAAACAGTAGTCAGCCCATCCGGACTCGTTACTGGCATCGAGCTTCTTTAGTCTTCCGGCAACACGAAGCATCTTGTTAAGTTCGTGAGTGGAAATCTTCTTGATGTTAACTTGGAACATTTGTCCTCCTAAATAGATTGCCTAACATATTTTGATAAAATTGGTCATAGGTCATATTGGGGTCAGTAAGTAATGGAGAATTTCCCAACATTCTCCCGACTCCCCATCCTGCTTGCCCTGCACCAACTATGCCAGTGGCCTTGCCAAGCATCCCTGCATCTACAGCTCCAACACTCCCTCTTAGCCGCTCAGCCATTCTTCTTCTTGTTTCCATTTGTTCTAAGTTCTTGAGTTCATTAACTTTGATTTGTGGCTTAACTGAACCAAATCTTTTTAAAAACTCTATATCACTAAAGCCTCTTTTAGCACTTCCTTCAAATGGGGACATATAAGGCTCAGCCATTTTTGCCTCCGTTCATTGACTGCAGGATTCTCATCGCCTCTTCTGGTGGCACGCCTTTGCTCACAGCTTGTTTTACAGCATTCTGATTTATGTCTCCCTCGCCTCTTTGCACCTGCGCCTCGGCTTGAGATTCTGCTTGCATCCGTTGCATCTCAGCCATCACAGCTTCCTTTGGTGGAAGAATCTTCTGCCAATCTTTAACCTTCCTTGCCTCAAGACCCATCTTAAGAATATGCCATGTGGAAATTAGCGAACCAGCAACCATCGGATGAGGTAGATATCTGTCCTGTAGGTCATTGGAGAGTTGAATCTGGTACGCCTCAGAGGAGTTCAAGCTTGTGTTCTGCCACTGGAAATCGTATTGACCTGCGAGGTCATCCTCTTGCCAGTATGGGAGAATGCCTTTATCATTAAACTGCTGCATGTTCTGTTGTGTTGGGAAAATCTGCTCACCATTCTCACCGTTGATTCGTCTCTCAAGCCCCTCAGGCATGTTGTGGTAGTAGTAGTCAACACTCCATTGATAAACCTTTTTCAATGAAAGCGCGCATTGTTCGAGGAACTTATCTAATCCGATGTTGCCCTCGTAGATAGTCCTGTCCACCTCACCCTTAGTCTTCGAGCCGCCCTGACGTGCTGTCCCTGTTTGATACACAGAGATGTTTGATATTCTCTCAGCGAAGTTAATGAAAGATTGTTCAAGCTCCCAGCTGATAGCCTTTACGTCTCCAACGTCCAACACTTGAATGTCACCTGGTTGGTCGACATCTAAAAACACACCAGGGTAAATCATCGGACGTTCATATTCCTCGCCGACTAAAGTCCTTCGCTTGGTGAAAATCTTAGTCATCGCCAACTGTGCGTTGTTCATGATGGTGTTGTGTAGAGTGTTTAATTCTTTCTGTGTCATGTACAGCTTGTCAACTAACGACCTTCCGATGAAATCCTCTGTCTCCTCGAACTGTCCACGAATGTAAACCCGTTCTTGAGTTGGCAGTCTTTCGTATTGCCACTTAGTTAGGAAGAGTAATTCTTTTTCTTTATAACAAACGACAGCATGAACCTCGTGTTCAAGTGCATTAGGGTCTGTAAAGTTTATTTTATTATCTTGGTCTATCGGAAGTCGTCCATACCAGTGAAAACTTTCAAAAAGCTTACTGCGCTGAGTAAGCACGGCCTGAGAAAGTGTCATGTCGCCGGTGTGAATCGTTCGGCTAATCTTCTCCACTGACTCTGGGATGAACTGTTGGTTTGACTTTATCTCTGAAAGTGTTTGCCAAAACCTGTCACCCTCCCAGTAGGGCTTGTAACCTTTCTTCGCTGACGCCGCCCACACATAGTCTGAGAATTTAATGTATTGAAGCTTAGGAGCGTTCCACAGCTCGCGGTCTTTACGGACAACGACCTCTTCCTCGCCTGATGGCACGAAACCGCTTTGAGCAAGCATCATCGCCTTTTCTTGTTCTTCTTGAAGTACCTGTTGCGTCTGTCCATCCTGCGATGTCATCACAATCGCATTTTCTTTTTGGTACACTGCGTCGTTCTCGTAAACCCAGCAGTATTTAAGCACAGCGAAAGGAAGTTTCAACATCTGCTTCACGTAGTAGCGGAAGTTTTCGTAGAGGTTTATCTTCTCATTTAAAACTTGGTCGGTGAACTCTGTGATTCCAGCTTCCTTGTCAGTGTCTGATGCCTCAACGCCTTTAGCTTGCATGTAAGGACGCTTAGCAAAGAGAGCTTTTAATACTCTCCCCCAAACAGCGTCTACCACCCACTCAGTGAGAGGGACGAAGTAATCGGCTGAGCCATACCACGGACTTGTTGGTACTTTCCCTTGAGCCATCCACTTTGTGACTTGATTGTAGGCACGTTCACGGCTCTCAGCACGTTCATAGATTTTAGCGTTGTCCTTAAGCGAGCCTTCAATCTCTTTGCAGATAACCTCAGCGATAATCTTGCCTTGTGCTTGGTCGAACTCTACTGAATAGTCTTTCTTAATCATAGATTATCCACCGTTTCGTATTGCTGGTTAAGCTCACCGCGCTGCTCTTTTAAGATACAGTCGTTACAGAGACTTTGCTTTCTTCTGACTTTCTTGCCGACGTGCCTTATCAATGTCGCCTTCTCTCCACAGAATGAGCAGTATTCAGTTGTATCCATAGATATTTTTAAGAGCTAACTTCTTCTCTCGTTATTTCTAACGGCTCGCCTTAAACTCTCTTTCCTGAGATGAACCCAAGAAGGTGATTAAAAGAAGCCAGTTAGCTCTTTAGTCTCGAAAACATTGGACAGCTAAAGTCCGCAACATTTCACTAAGTATCTCAGTCGGGGTGGAATGGTTATAGGCGAGCTTTATCACTTCCATGTTTCCCCTTTAGTATTTAAAGCGATAGCGGTCTTATTTGCTAAGGGAAGACCTGAATTAAAAACCTTTTTATTCATTACTATAGCCACAAAACTATTAAATTGTATCCCTGCTACATATTATCCACGCCTGCCGTTTGCAGCTGTCTGAGCGGAGGCCTAACAGTCTTGATTGGACTAAACACATTGACAGCGATGTACTCCAAAGCGTTAGCAAGATGGTCATAGAATCCGTCTTTAAATGGGAACTCGAACTTCTTGATGAACTGTTGGCCGTCTTTAAGAGTTGGATAGTGATAGCCTCCCATGAACGCCTTAATTAAGATTTCACATGACTTATCAAACATCATCGCCGGCCTGCCATCGTGAAGCGTGTGCAGCTTGTGCTCAATGATTTCCTTGCGTTGTCTATATTCTGACGGCCTGTGTGAAACCTGAATGCCTTTATTTTGTAGGATTTGATATGAAGTGAACTCAGACTTATCATTAACCTGAACACATGCTGGGTCTCCGTAGTGCCTCGATGGAATGCCTGGATACAGACTGTTGAGCATTGAGATGACTTGGTCGGCAAAGATGTCTATTGTTACGCGGTTGCCCATAAACTCTTTAAGGATTATCCACCTGTCGTGGCTGTCCATCTGAGTTATAACTACGGCTGGATGAATGAAACCAAAGTCCCAACCGACTAAAAGTTCTTTGCTTGTATGACGAAACTCGCCAACGTGCAAGTCTCTACGGAAGCCTACGTAGAACGGCTCGCCGGCGGAGACCTCGTAGTTTATGTCAAGCTCTTGTGCGATGTCTTTATCAGAGCGGTCAACCTTCTGCTTCTCATACCACAGCTGGTCTTTAAATGGGTGCATCCGCCAGTGGAGAGTGTTGACCTTTATTTTGCCGGACTCTCTTAACTGTGAAAAGAAATTACCACTACCATTCGGAGTTGACACAACAACCTTGCATGGAGCTGAGTCTCCGCAAGCTCTCCACACCGTTTCAGCGTTCTCAACAAAGGCGAACTCATCTAACAGAATTGCTTTGTACCTACCTTGCCTTGAGAACTCTTGGTTCATTGACTCACCAACGAGCGCAGCGCCATTCGCTTTAAAGATTTTAAGAAAGCTGTCGTTCTTGTGTTGGTAGCCAAGTCGGTCAGTCATCCACTTTGGTAGCTTGTCTATAATGTACCGACATCTCTCAAAGTGTGAGTCCATATCACCGAGCTTATCAACCAACTCCTCTTTGCGAGAACCAAGAAGAAACGACTCATC